CTCTGGTCGGAGGTGCAGCCGCGCTGGCGCCGGTCGGCGCGCGGCTGGATCAATCCGCGCCTCGAGCGGCAGCGGGAGCTGCAAGCCCACTATCGCGACCGCGCGCAGAAGGGCGCCGAGCAGCGCTGGCACCAGGCCGCAAGCATCGATCAAGCACATGCTAAACCGATGCTTGAGGGTGCGCGCCAAGCATCGTTCAAGCATGTGCTTAACGCATGCTCTTCTTCTGCTTCTGCTTCTGCTTCTTCAGATCAAGATCAACCGGTCGCTCCGCGACCGGTGTACATGCCGCCTTTGAAAGCATATTTTGCGATCGCGAAACGGCTGATCGCCGCAGCACCTGAGGCCGATCTCGGAGAACTCGCGGCGCAGTTCAAGGCCGCCTGCGCGGACCAGCGGATCGTCTACGACGGGGAGATCACCCGGAAGGCGATTGATGCGGTGCTTCACGCACGAAGACGGAGGGCGTGATGGGAGTTCCAGAGGCCGTGCGGCACGTTGCATTCGATCCGGAGTTTCAGGCGATGATTCCGCCGTTACAAGCGGAGGAGCGCGCGTATCTGGAGGCGAACATCATCCGCGACGGATGCCGCGATCCGTTGGTCGCCTGGCGCGGGCTCCTTCTCGACGGCCACAATCGGTATGACATCTGTGAGGCGCACGGGATTGATTTCGAGGTGATGGAAATTGATCTGCCCGATCGGGATGCGGCCGCCGATTGGATCGATACCAATCAATTAGGGCGCCGGAACCTGACGCCCGATCAAGCGAGCCTGCTCCGCGGGCGCCGGTACAACCGGACGAAAAAATCGAATGGCGTACGGGGTGCGAGAAAGCTAGATCAAAACGATCCAGCTTCTACCGCTGAAGTACTCGCGAAACAACACGGCGTCTCAGCGCCAACGATCAAACGTGACGGGCAATTCGCGCGCGCGGTCGAGGCGCTCAAGCCGGCCATACCAGACATTGAACAGCGGGTCTTAACTGGCTGCGTTCCAAGTAAGTCGGCCGTGGTCGAGGCGGCGCGCGAACCAGTGCGCGCGGTCGAGATCCTGAACAAGCCCCATGTGACCCACAATTCCGGCGAGATCGAATGGTATACGCCTGCGCCGTATGTCGAGGCGGCGCGCGCGGTCATGGATGGAATTGATCTTGACCCGGCCTCGTCAGAGTCCGCGAATCAGATCGTCAAGGCGGATCGGATTTTCACGGCGCACGATGACGGGCTCGCGCAACAGTGGGCAGGTCGAGTCTGGATGAATCCACCGTATGCGGCCGGGCTTGTGCAGCAGTTCACGGCCAAGCTCATCGGGCACGTCATCGCACATGACATCGAAGCGGCGATCGTGCTCGTGAACAACGCGACTGAGACGCAATGGTTCCGCGCCTTGGCCGATGAAGCCGATGCTATTTGTTTCAAGACCGGACGCATCCAATTTCACGCGCCAGGGAAGGCGTCGGCCACGGGGCTACAAGGCCAAGCGTTTCTCTACTTCGGCGCTGCGCCTCGAGACTTTATCCGCGAATTCCAGCGCTTTGGGTTTGTGATGATCCGCGCGGACTACGCACCGCGCCAGTTCAACGATGAGGCAGAAGCATGAACGCGAGCAGTAAGACACCGAAGCAGCCACCGAAGTGGTGCGAGTGTCCGGCCTCGCAGCGCGTCAAAGTGGATTACCTCTTTGGCAATGAGGGCGCGCCGATGAACTTTCCATACTGCGGATATTGCGGGCGGAACATCGCTGTGGTGCATCTCGTCGTGGGCGCATCTCGGGAGGTACAGAACGTATGACTGCGAGCCTTGCCACCGTGCCAGCGGCCCTGACGACCACGCCTTACACGCGCGAACAGATCGATCTCATCAAGCGCCAGCTCGCCGTCGGCGTGACCGATGACGAGCTCAAGCTCTTTCTCTATCAGTGCCAGCGCACCGGCCTGGACGCGCTCACGCGGCAGATCTACGCGATCAAACGTGGCGGCAGGCTCACGATCCAGACCGCGATCGATGGCTTCCGGCTCATCGCCCAGCGCACGGGCGAATACCGCGGCCAGGTCGGCCCGTACTGGTGCGGGGAGTCGGGCGCCTGGTCGGATGTCTGGCTCTCGAGCGAGCCGCCGGTCGCGGCGAAGGTCGGCGTCTGGCGGAAGGACTTTGCCGAGCCGGTCTGGGGCGTGGCGCGGACTGACGCCTACGCTGCGCGGAACGACCGCGGCCAGTTCGCCGGCCTCTGGCGGACGATGCCCGACACGATGATCGCCAAGTGTGCCGAGGCGCTGGCCTTGCGCAAGGCGTTCCCGCACGAGCTCAGCGGCATCTACTCCGGCGACGAGATGGCCCAGGCGGTCAACCCGGAGACCGGTGAGATTGTGGCAGAGACCCCAGCAGTCGACACACCGGCGGTCGCGCGGCCCGAGACGATTACGGTCAAAGTCGTCGGCATCGTCAAGCGCCAGGTGAAGAATGGCGCCCAGAAGTTTGTCATCACGGGCGACAACCAGCAGACCTACCAGACGTTCTCGCTGACGGTGGCGACGACCGCGAAAGACGCCCAGGCCGCCGGCCAGCCCGTCGAGATCACGTACACCGATACGCAGTATGGCCGGATGATTTCACACCTGCGCGAGCGCGACGACCCGCGCCCGGAGCCACCGCTCTAGAAGGGAACCTCACATGCGATCGCTTCTCGTCGTCCTCGTCGCGCTCCTGGTCGCCGGCTGCGGCGACACGATCATCAACGTGCCGACCCAACCGTCGTCCGCGACGGCGACAGGCACGACGACGCCTGCGGTCGTGAAACATACGATCCAGTTTCGCGTGCTGGGGAACGCGACGAGCGCCCGCGTGCGCTACGCGACGCCCACCGACGGCCTGGCGCAAGTCGTGACGTCGCTGCCGTACTTCAACACGTTTACGATCACGGGCGACTCGCTCTTTCTGTCGCTCGATGCGATGCCGCTCAGTTTCGCCACGAGCGTGTCCTATCCGTTCATGTCCGTCCAGATCGTCGTCGACAACACCGTCTTTCGTGAAGCTTCATCGCAGGATTTCCTCTCCTCGCCGCTCTCGGTCTCGGGGCAGTGGCGGCAGTAGATGGCGCCCACGCTCCCGAATCCGATCGCGTCGCTCATGCTGGAAGATCTCCGCCGCGCCGCGCTCTATCTCGACGAGCTCGCCGACGAGCCCAGCCCGCCAGTGAATGCGGCGACCGCGCACGCGCACGCGGTCCGGCTCTGGTCTGCCTCGCAGGCGGTCGAGCGCCTGGTCGTCGCCGTCGAGCAGTTGATCGTCAACGAACGGTCGCGGCGGGTCTGGGAGGCCGAGTCATGAATCGGCTTTTACTGCGAACTGAGCGCGTCCCTAATCGAAAATGCCCGGTTTGTCGGACTGGGCTGGACGCGGCAACCTCCATGTCGAAGGATGACGCCTCGTCGTTTCGAGAGATGCCTGAGGGGAGTGTGACGGTCTGTGCCTACTGCCTCACCGTGCTCGTCGTTACGGGCTCGGGTTTTCGCATCGCGGCCGATGAGGATCTGGCTGAGGTAGATCCGATGGTGCGAGAAGCGCTGCTGAAAATAGCGGCTAGCCGTGGTGTCGACTCATGAAGAGCGATCGGGCCGCTTGGACGTCTGCGCTGACGGGGATCGAACCAGTTCGCGCGAACAAGTACCACGCGCGCAAGTGCACGGTTGACGGGATTCGGTTCGACTCAATGCGCGAAGCGAAGCGCTATCAGGAACTGCGTCTGCTCGTGCAGGCCGGCGTCATCCGGGGGCTCACCTTGCAGCCGGAATACAAGATCTGGGTCACCAATCGCTGGACCGGCGAGTTCGTCCACATCGGTCGCTACCGCGCGGACTTCTACTATGTCGACGTCGCGACGGAGGCGGTCGTGATCGAAGACGCGAAGAGCCCCGCGACGCGGACGACCGCGTACCGCTTACGGAAGCGCCTGGTCGAAGCGATCCACGGCGTCACGATCCGCGAAGTATGAAGGGAGACTCGACCATGTGGCGATTGTGGACTCGTGGCTGGGGGCCAAGATCATGGTGGTACTGGTTCTCGATGGAAGGGTTCCCAATGTTCATTGCATGGTCCCTGCCACGTAGGGTTGCGCTTTGGACGTTCATTCGCGTTTACGCGGCGGACGGTGGCAATCCAGGACCAGATTACGAACGTGTCTACAAGGCCTGGGAAGCAGGGGCCGGAAAGTAAGCAATCTGATGGAGGGGTCAAACGGTATGGCTCAACAAGATCAGGCGCCCGCACGGATCGTGATCTGCGCTCCAGCGAAGTTCCCGGCGTTCTTTCCCGATGATCTCGAAGGCACCTGCGCCATCTGCCAGCAGCCGG